TGACGCAGTACAAGGAACAATAGACGCAGAGAAAAAAGCAGACGATGAACAGAAAAAAGTAGATGACAACAGAAAAAGTAGATCAAGTGGTAGACGTGAAACAAGAAAAAAAGAAGCAGAAGAATTATTAACTTTAGAACAAGAACTTTCCTTAATGCGTATTGAAGACGATAACGAAAGAGAAAAAGCAAAAATAGAGTTAGATAAAAAGAACGCTTTAGAGAAAGTAAAAGACGCAAAAAATGCAGAAGAACAGATATTACTTATAAAAGAAAAGTACGCACTTTTAGAAGCAGAACGACAACAAAAAGTAGATGACGAAGAATTTGAAAAGAAAATAGAAGCTAACGACAAATGGAATGAAGAACAACTTAAAATACAAGAAGAACAAGCGGCTAAAGAAAAAGAAATTGCAGAAAAGAAGGCAGCAGACGAATTAGTAATAAAACAAAAATTAGCAGAAAAACAAAAAGTATTAGAACAAAGAGTAGCAGACTTTAAAGCTAGTATTGATACACAAGGTTTTGCTTTAGCTAAAGAATTAGGTGGTAAAAATGAAAAGGTACAAAAGAACTTAGCAATAGCAGAAACTGCATTTTTTACGGGTAAGTCTATTATGAGGGCAGTTGCAGACATACCAGCACCTTATGGTCTTATACAAGCAGCAATACACGGAGCAATGGGTATCGCACAAATAGCAAATATTAAAAGTGAAAAAATAGGTGGTACAGATCCTAGTTCTGCAGACGTACCCGACACTATGTTACCAGCAAGTACAGGAGCTTTTAGTTTAGGAAACGTAGAACAACAACCTATGAAGGCGTTTGTAGTAGAAAGTGAAATTACAGATAGTCAAGCACAAATGGCAGATATAAATAGAAGAAGTACAATCTAAAAATCAAATAATAACGAATAACTTATATTATATAGTATATGAAAAAGAAAACAACTAAAATTACAGAATTAGTTATAGACGAAGAAAACGAAGCTTTAGCGATTGACGCAATTAGTTTAGTTACAAGTCCGGCCTTGGAAGTTGACTTTGTATTTTTCGGAAAAGAAAAGAATAACTTAACCTTTGCTAAAGTAGACGAAGAGAAAAGGGAGTTAATAGCACCAGCTTTAATACCTAACAAACAGATATACAGATACGACGCAAACACAGACAGTGACTATTACGTATATTTTTCTAAAGATACTGTAAAGAAAGCAGCATATAGTTACTTAAAACACAATAACCACCATAAAGCAACATACCAACACGAACAAAGAGTAGCAGGAGTATTAACTGTAGAAAGTTGGATAAAGGAAGGTGACCAAGACAAGTCTAAACTTTATGGTTTTGATTTATCAGACGGTACTTGGTTCGTAAAAATGAAAATAGAAAATGACGACCTCTGGCAAGAAATTAAATCGGGTTCTTTACGCGGGCTATCGATCGAGGGGTATTTTGTAGATAAATTAGAAAAAATGACTAAGACATATACAGACGAAGAAATACAAACTGCATACAAAGAACTACAAGCAGAAGGTAAAATAAATAAAATAGAATTATCATTAAAAAAAGATTTAGATAAAACAAGTAAAGTTTTAGAACAAATAATAAAAGAACAAGAGTTTGAAATAAAAGAAAGTAAAAACTATGTTTCAAACTTAAATTCTGCAGCTTTTGTAGTAAAAGAAATGAAAAGTAAAAGTAAATTACTTAATAAAAAAATATCTGAACACGGCGACGTTATTGTAAAAATGGAAAAAGCGTTAAAAGAATTAGGAGTAAACCCACAAAATCAAGATACTATTATAAAAGCAGACAGGTTAATACAGAAGGGTTTTAGTGCAAGAAAAGAAATAGGTATAGCTACAGATAAAATAATAGACGCAGCAAAAAAAATCAAATAAAATGTATAAAGACTACGAAATAAAATTAAACGCTATCTTAGACAAGCACGGAGTACAGAAAGTTGAATTAGGTGTAGCTGACGACTTAGACAGTTCAGTAAAAGATCTAAAAGGCACTATTAAAACTTTAAAAAAAGAAACTAAAGAAATGCTATCGTTCTTAAAGGAATTAAGAAATACGAATAAAACTTTACGAAAATCTTGGAGTAAATTAGATGGAACTATTACAAAAGCAAAGGCACAAAAAAAATATAGTGAAACTCAGGTAAAAAAATTACAAAAAGCAGCAAAAGAATTAGGTATTAGCTACCTTGACCTTCCTGCAGCTAAAAAATGGGGTGATTTAGATTTAAAACCACTAGAACAAGCAAACGAAGAAGCAAAGGCAACATTAAAAATTATCAATAAAATAGGTATTTAACTAAAAATCAAATAGAACTTAAACAATTATATTATATAGTATAAAACAAAATTAAAATGGAATTAAAAAATCAAATCTTAAAAGCTTTAGGTCTTAACAAAGACGAAGCAACAAACTTAGAATTTCAAGCTAAACTTATTGACGGTACTATTATTGTAAGTTCTGCTGATGAACTAGCAGCATCTGTAGACGTAGCAATTCTTGCAGAAGACGGAACGACTATGCCGTTACCTGTAGGACAATACGAAACAGAAGACGGAGTAGGTTTTTCTGTAGAAGAAGAAGGAGTAGTAGCAGAAATTTACGAAACTGAAGAAACTGAAGAAGTTGAAACAGAAGAAGAAGAAGAGGTAGAAATGGAAGAAGTAGAAGATCCTTCAGAAGTAAACAGACTACCTAAAAAGATTAAAACAACTGAAGAAGTAGAATTTAATAAAGAAGCAGTTATTGAAGAAATAGGTGCAGTTATTAAAGAATTACTTACTGAAGTAAGAAATGACGTTAGTAGATTGTCTTCTGAATTAGAAGAAATGAAAGGAACTAACGAAGCTTTAGAAGTTGAAAAAGAAACACTTTCTGCACAATTAGAAGTACTTTCTAAAGAACCAGCTTCTGAACCTGTAACAACAAACAAGTTTTCAAATAAAACTAAAAATACAGTGTCTGCTATAGAATACAGAAATATGAGTAGACAAGAAAAATATTGGTATAACATAAATAATAACAAATAAAATAAAAAACAATGAGTTTAACAATTACGAGTAGTTCGTATGCCGGACGTCACGCAGGAATTTATGTGAACGCGGCTTTAAAAACAGCAGCTTCTTTAGAGTATATGACTATCAGAGAAAATGTATCCTATAAAGAAGTAATTAACAACGTAGCAGGTGCTAACTTAGTAAAGGACGCAACGTGTTCTTTTACAGAAAATTCTGCAACACTAACACTAACAGAACAAGTTTTACAAGTAGAACCTTTTCAAATTAACTTAGACGTTTGTAAAAGAGAAATGACAGCTTCAATGTTACAAGATTGGTCAGGTGAAAACGAAGACGACTTTGTAGCTTTCGCAATGACTTACTTATCAGATAGTATTGCAGACAGCGTAGAAACTTCTATCTGGCAAGGTTCAACAGGTACTTCAGGGCAGTTTGACGGAATTAGTGCTACAGGAATGGTAGCAGACAGTTCAACAGGTATTGGAGCAGCAGGTACTTACGCAGCTTCTAACATCATATTAGAATTAGGTAACTTAGTTGCAGCAGTTCCTTCATCTGTGTACGGAAAAGAAGACTTATATATTTATATGTCACCTAAGACTTACAGATTTTATATAAACGCAATTTCTGCTTTAAGTGCTTTCCCTTTTAACCATATGGGTCAATACACACCAGAATTTGAAGGCGTGAAAATCGCTATTTGTCCAGGTGTTGAGGATGACGTAATGTACTGTGGTCAAAAGTCTAACTTATTTTTTGGAACTTCACTGAGTTCAGATTTAACAGAAATTAAAGTTTTAGACCTTGAAAATATCACAGGTGGAAACGAAGTAAGGTTAGTCGCAAAATGGACAGCAGGAGTACAAGTTGGTGTACCAGCAAACTTTGTAAAACAATCATAATTATTAACCTAACTAACTTAAAATCAACGACTTATGGCTTGTAATTTAACAAAAGGAAGGAATATCACGTGCCGTGACGGTATAGGAGGTATTAAAGCTATCTATATAGCACAACACGATGAACTAACTGCTTATACAGCAGCAAGTGGAGAAGTAACAGACTTTGATTTGGGTGGTAGTGACGACTTATATAAGTATTTACTTAAAAGAGGTACAGGAAGTGTAACAGAAACTATTAACGCATCTAGCGAAAATGGCAGTGTCTACTACACTCATTCTGTAAATGTAAAACTACATAACTTAACTAAAGAAGACCAAAACGAAATTAAACTATTAGCACAACAAAGAATGGTTATTTTCGCAGAACTAAACCAATTAAATAGTACAGGTAAAAATACTATTGTAGCTTTAGGTTTAGACAACGGTTGCGAATTATCTGCAGGTACTTCTGTTTCAGGTGCAGCTTTAGGTGATATGGTAGGTTACGACTTTACATTCGAAGCACAAGAACCGAACCCAATGCAATTAGTAGCGGACTACACAACAACACCGTTCGATAACGCAGCGTTTACAATTAACGCAATACAGACTTCTTAAAACCTTAATTGGTTTTGTTTTCATATTTATTAAAGGGGTGGCAATAGTCACCTCTTTTTTTTAACTTAAAATTAAAAAGATGTATAAACTAAAAGAACAATACAAAGGTATTACAGTAAATAAAACAGGTCGAATGATTATATTAGACAATGTAAGATCTAACGAAGTAGAATTATTAGGAGTAGAACACTTCTTTACAAAGACTAAGAAAAAGACAGTTTCAACAAAAGACAAATAAATTACTGTTTTTTATATTATATAGTATGATAACAGGAGTTTACGGAAGTACAATAAGTTCATATTTAACTTTAGAAGAAAAGAGAATACACACAGCTGTAGACGCTTCTAAGGTTAGATATTTGTTTAAGTTTACAAACGATATGACTAAAGCTGTAAAGTATTGTTATGGTCGTAAAACAACTACAAACGACAGATACATTAAGAACGAATTTTTTCACCGAACAAGTGAAGACTTATTTACATCAAATATAAACTTTAAACCTTATGGGTTTTGGAAATACGAAGTTTATGAGGTTACTTGGATAGGTACATCTTCACTTACAGTAGATACAGCACCAGCAACCGAAACGCAAGTATTATCAGTTGCCGATACTAACGGAGTAGTAAAAGGAAAAGTAGAAGAAGGGAAACTTTATATACAAGAAACAGCAGGTTCAGAACAAATAAAATACACAGAACACACAACAACAGAAACTAATTATTTATATACAAATTAAAAAACTATGAGTTTAATAGACAATAACAATACACTTTTAAAAGAACAACTTGGTAAAGGTTCGGGGGTAGTATTTACAACAGTAGCACAAACAGGTAAAGATTGGTACGCAGTACATTTTGTAACAGAAAGTGTAGTAAGTGCTATAACAATGACTTACCATACAGGAGAAACAGCTTTACATACTACAATACCAGCAGGAACAGTTATATTTGGACATATAACAGCTATTACGATGACTTCAGGTGTTGCTATAGGTTACGCAGAAACTGATACAAACGCAGGATAATGAAATTAGGTTTAGGACTTAATATAAAGACTTCAGGTAGTGCAGATTGGACACCAGCTAAATTAAGCAGTTTATTACACTGGTATAAATTCGATACAGGAATAACTAAAGACGGTGAAGACGATGTTACTGCTTGGAATGACCAAAAAGGAAGTAATAATTTAACTGCTGACGGTACAACTGCAACTTCTCCTTTATATAGTAGTGGTTCTGTATTATTTAATTCTAATAACGATATACTTACTTTGGGAACACCTTTAGACTTAGGTAAATTTTCACTTTATGTAAGAATGGAGGCTAGCGCATTTGACGGTGACTTTATTTTTGAAGAAACAGCAAGTGAGTTTATAAAAATACACGACGCTAATAATATAAGAATGAAAATAGCGGGGGGTTCAAGGCACGATGTATCAGATGGTGTTTCTTTAAGTGCAGACACAAAATTTAATATAGGAGTTGAACGTGAAGACACAGCAGAAACTACAGACGACCAGATATTTTTATTTTTAAATAACGTATCTAAAACAGTAGGTGGTGCAGGTGGTGGTACACAAGCAATAACTGACTTATTAGAAATTACTACAATAGGAAAACCAACAAGTGACTGTAAATATTATGAAATTATAATATGTAATGACACTTTAAGTAGTTCAGATAGAACAAGTTTAAATACATACCTTAATAAAATATAATGAAAAACAAAAAGAAAGTAGATTTTAAAGAAAGTATTTTAAACGTAAACTTTGAAACACAAACAGCACCTGTAATACAGGAAGCAATGGGTAAAGATTTTATAGAATACGGTACAGAAAACTATAGAAATTTGTACCCTCAATTTTTAATAGACCTTTTTTACAATTCTAGTACACACGCAGCTATCGTAAACGCTACTTCGGATATGATAGCAGGAGAAAGTATAACAGTTGAAGAAAGCGACAATTTAGACGCTTACGTTAAACTTAAAAGGTTCTTAGCACTAGCAAACAGTAAAGGTGAAAGTTTACATTCTGTAGTTAAGAAAATTGCTTTTGATTTTAAACTTCAAGG